ACAACCTTTTACACAGACATATCAACAACCTTTTCAACAACCTTTTCAACAGGGATATCAACAACCCTATGAACAAACTATTAGTAGACCTACAACTTATGAGGTAACTATACCTAGACCTACTACTTTTCAAACTCCAAGACCTGCTAACTATGAGGTGACTATACCTAGACCCACTTCTTATGAAGTAACTATTCCAAGACCTACACAGGTACAGAATAGTAGACCAGCAAATTATCAGACTCCAAGACCTGCTAACTATGAGGTGACTATACCTAGACCAACTTCTTATGAAGTGACTATACCTAGACCCACTTCTTACGAGGTAACTATTCCGAGACCAACACAGGTACAGAATAGTAGACCTACAAGTTATGAGGTGACTATACCTAGACCTACAAGTTATGAGGTAACTATACCTAGACCTACAAGTTATGAGGTAACTATACCTAGACCTACAACCTATGAACAGACTATACCAAGACCTACAACTTATCAGATTCAAAATCATAGACCTCAACAGTATAATTATCAGATTCAAAATCATAGACCTCAACAGTATAATTATCAGATTCAAAATCATAGACCTGGCCAGTATAATTATCAGATTCAGAATGCTAGACCAACAACTTATCAGACTCAAGGACACTCTCATAGACCAGTATCTAACCAACAAACATACCAAGTGAATTTACATACTGCGGCAAACCCTAAGTTTGGGGCAGGAGCCACTAATGCTCAGTTTCCTAATGCACAAATGAATTGGGGTGGTACTGCATTACCTCAGTTTCAACCAGCTGGGCCTTGGGCACCAAATAATATTACTAGTCAACAACCTTATAATTATCAGATACAAAATCATAGACCTGCTAATTACCAAACTCAAGGTCATGCTACTAGACCTACTAATTATCAGACACAAGGTCATTCAACTAGACCACAGAATTATCAGACACAAGGTCATTCAACTAGACCACAGAATTATCAGACACAAGGTCACAGACCTGCTAGTTATGAGGTGACTATACCTAGACCTGCTAGTTATGAACAGACTATTAATAGACCAGCAAACTACGAACAAACGATTAATAGACCAGCAAACTACGAGCAAACGATTCCCAGACCTGCTAACTATCAAACTAGTAGACCTGCTAACTATGAACAGACTATTAATAGACCTGCTAACTATGAACAGACTATTAATAGACCTGCTAGTTATGAACAAACAATACCTAGACCTACTCAGTTACAAAATAGTAGACCTACTAACTATCAAACTAGTAGACCAAGTACATTTGAACAAACTATTAATAGACCTTCAACATTTGAACAAACTATTCCTAGACCAACTCAGTTGCAAAACAATAGACCTGCTAACTTTGAACAGACTATCAGTAGACCTGCCAACTATGAAGTGACATTGACTAGACCAGCAAATAGGCCTAGTACTAGACCATCGACTCGACCTTCAACAAGACCATCGACTCGACCAGTATCTACTTGGGATGGTGACTTGAATAAACCTTGGCCTTAAACCTTACTATATACTAGTACAGATTATATTATGGAGTTATTATGTTATTAATTTATGACCACGACAATGTTTTGCACATTACCAATGAAAAAGGACTTCGTTGGAATTATGACAAAGCAGACAAACCACAATTTTCATTTGACTATGATTTTTTATTCTATATAGAACAAGATGAGTTATTTGAAATAGAATTAGGTGAAGAAACTTCTATAATAACAGATGAACAACAATCTGAAATTTTAGAATATATAAACCTTTTAGAACCACCACTAAGTTTAACTCTTGCAAATCAGTATATAAAAGATTTAAGAAATGAAACAATTGATAAAATCAATTATGTTCATGAAGAATTTACAAGAGGAATATGTGGATTTGACAGTACAGTAGATGTTGTTATTGCTGGTAGAGAAGGTTCTCAAGACCCTAGACGACAAGTTGCAAGAAGAATTATGGAATGGTGTGATTTTGCACATGGTTTATGTGAAAGAATGGTTGAAGAACTAGGAAAAACTTTAGATGAAGATTTAAAAGACTTTGGTCATTATATGCATAGTCTAGCAGAAATTCCTAGAGTAGGACACTTTATGGATGACTCACCAATCGATGAAAGATTTAACACCGATACACTAGATGTTAATGGTGGTGAGGATAAACTAGGTGAAGACAAAAAAGCAGTCTAATAAACCAAAAAAACTTTCTGGTATAGGACATCATAATTATGATGAATATCTTGATAATTATGCATGGTTAGATAAACCACTTAATATTGAATATCTAAACAAACCTAAACCGATAGAATCTCTTCCTTTTAAACAAGTATGGGTAATTGATAATTATCTATCACCAGCTATATGGAGTTCGTGGAGAGAACATAGAGATGCATCAAAAAATTGGGGAAGACAAAATAAAGTTTTTAGGAATAATGAAACTCAACATTTGTATTGGGGTGAAGCTGTATACATAAATGTTGGTGAAAGTGGTAGAAGTCATGATGGGAATGCATTAAAAGATACCTATGGTAATGGTAAGATGGTTAGTTATGCATTGTATAACTATAATAATCCTAGATTTTTAACATCTTCTTGGAAGGAAAATGTTCTTGCAAGAGAACATGAAGGATATAGACATTCTCATATTGATTGGTTTATTCATAAACTAAGACAAGATTTTAGATTTAATTGGGAGTACTTTCAATATTGTGGTTTCAATGGACAAACTATTGGACAAGATGGTACAGTACATGAAGATACACATTTAAACGATTCTGCTCTTACTAATTTATCATTCTTATATTATGACCAAGAATATTGGGAAGATGACTGGGGTGGTGATTTAATTTTTTACAATAGAGAATATCATGACCATAGTGTCACAGGTATTCCAGAAGATGAAGACCAATACGAAATAGGTAGATTACAATATAAACCTAATCGATTGGTAGTAATGAATGGTGCAATAACACATAGACACCCAGCACCATCAGCCGAATATACTAAGGAAAATGGATTTCCTTTTAGAACAAGTATGGTTGTTCGTGGAGACAGATGTAGTCTTTTTGAGTAACCATAAGTAATAGTATGAAAACAAAAACAATTTTAATTATGGGACTGCCTGGCAGTGGAAAAACTTACATCTCAAAATGTCTACTTGAACATTTAGATGCAGACCATTTTAATGCAGATGCAGTCCGAGCCCAACACAATGATTGGGATTTCTCAGAAGAAGGTAGAATGAGACAAGTACATAGGATGAAAGACCTATGTAGAGAATCCGAAAAACCATATGCAATTATGGATTTCGTATGTCCATTTACTCAAGGTCGACAAATTTTAAATCCAGATTATATAATCTTTATGGATACAATCGATAAAGGTAGATATGCAGATACTAATAAAGCATTTCAAAGACCTTTAAAAAATGAAATAGATTATCTGGTAGAAGACCAGAATGGTGAACTTCATTCAGAAGTTATTGCAAGAGAAATACTTGCAGAAAATAAAAGGTTTGATGAAAATAAACCTACTACACAAATGTTAGGTAGATTTCAACCTTTTCATGATGGTCATCATGCACTGTTTAAAAGATGTTTTGATAAAACAGGACAAGTAGTAATTATGGTTCGTGCAATGGAAAACACTGCAAAGAATCCATTTGACTTCAAGACAGTAAAACAAAATATTAAAATGTTTTTACTAGGAGAAGGATACGAAGAAAATATACACTATATTATACAGAAAGTACCAAACATTGTCAACATAACATATGGAAGAGATGTGGGGTACAAGATAGAAGAAGAGTCTTTTGATAAAGAGACAGAATCAATCTCTGCAACAGAGATTCGGAGACAACTTGGATACTCACAGTAAGTCAATTGCAAAAGCATTTTCATGGAGAATTATTGCAACAGTTACTACTGGATTAATTAGTTATTTTCTTACAGGTTCAGTTGAGGTTGCAGCTGGTATTATGACTTTTGACTTCTTCTTAAAATTATTATTATATTATTTACATGAGCGAATATGGACAAATGCCCAATAAAAGAAATGGAAATACTATTTGAATGTGTCCAAGACACAGAGAATAGTTTATTTGAACCCATTCCAGCAAAGAAAGTTAGACCAGAGTGGTTCAAGAAACTACCTTTGTATATAGATAATTTTGATGAAACATCTGAAACTATAAAGAAATGTCCAGCTATGCAAGATTGGATGAACATGGGTTATCTAATTAGAAATAGACATACTGTTCTTGTTGCATTGCATACAGGTGATAAAGACAAAGAACCAGTATCACTTGCACTTGCATTAAAGGATGATATTCCAAAAGATAAGTTTAAAAGACTTAAAGAACTAGTCAAGGTATTTAATAAAACTGGTAGTTTAGATGATACTGATAGAATACAAGAGTATTGCAAATCACATCGTCTTCTTGTAGAAGAACTAGATGGTAATTATGTTATGGGTGGTCATCCAGCTGCTCAAACAAGAGGTAGTGGTTTTGATGATAAGATGGCATTTAAATTTAAGTTGGATTTTTTAATAACAACACCTAAAGGAACTTCTACATATTGGTTAGACCCATTTTTATTTAATAATCCATTCTTTCATGCATGGCAAGGAATAATAGATACCGACACATTTAATCAAATAACAACTAATAATATGTGTATTTTTTATCCCAAAGCAGATAATAGTTTTATTATACCAAAAGGTACACCAATCGTACAAGTTGTACCTTTTGTAAGATATCCATGGAAACACAAAATTGAATATCGTACAAGAGAAGAACTTTTAGAAAAAATGAATGACCCAATTGTAGATTTACTTGAAAAACGAGGTCGTGGTAAAAATAAAATTAAAGACCATGAACATTTTTATAGAAAAAAACTTGCATCTAAAAAGGAGTGGAACTAATGTTTTTACCAATGTTTTCATGGAATGTTTTCAGAACAAATCTTGTAGATGAGGGATACATTACTCATGAACAACTTAATGCAATGAAGAAAGAGTCCTATACCATGAGGAAAGAAAATCCAGTTGGTAGGAATCGTTCTAATAATGCATCTGGTTGGCAGTCCGATGATGGTGTAAACAATAGACCTATATTCCAGTCTTTGTTGAATGGTGTTGAATCTGTTTTTAATAATGAAGTTTTTCCCTATTATATGGGAGAATATAAGAATGATTATGAATTAGAACATGGTAACTATTGGGTAAATATTAATTACAATACTTCATACAATAATCCTCATACACATCCTGGCTGCTGGTATAGTGGTGCATTCTATGTACAGATACCAGAAGAAACTAAAAATGATGGATGGGTACAATTCTTGAGAGGTCAAACACATCATATGTCAGACTTTTCACATATGTCTCGAAGAGATGCAGATAATTTTGGGTTTATACCAAGAGAAGGTGACTTATTACTATTCCCTTCTGCAATGATACATTATGTAGAACCACATAGTAGTGACTTCGAAAGGATATCTATTGCATTTAATAATAGTTTTAGAAATATTCACACTGGTGATTTAAACCAAGCAATGAATGGAAAACCAACATTTAACGATGTCTTAGAGTTTAATGTCTTACCAGATGGAAATCTTGAATTCCCTAAATAACCTTATACAATCAACCTTTTTAGGCATCTTAGGAGAATCATGGAATTGGAATCAATACATTTACTTTGGAATTTAGTTCTAACTGGAATCGTAGCCCCATTTGTGTGGTTCATAATGCAGTTACACAACGAGACAAAACGACTAGAAATATTACTGAATCGTACAAGAGAAGAAATGAATCGTGATTTTGTTTCTAAAGAAGACTTAAAGAGAGACATGGAAAGAATGATGGACTCTTTAGACAACATCAATAAAAAAATAGACGATTTTTTACTTTCAAATCAAAAATAACATAAATAGTATTAGAGAAAATAAATTTCTAATAGGATTATGTTATGGCAGCTCCAAACAGCAAAGCAACACTTAAAGAATATGCATTAAGACAACTGGGTAAACCAGTGTTAGATATCAATGTAGATGATGACCAGATTGATGATATCATCGATGATGCATTACAATATTTTGCAGAGTACCACTATGATGGTACTATTCGTACATTTTTAAAACATAAAATTAATGATAACGACCTTGCAAACCAAAAATCAAATGCAAGTATAGGTCAATCAACTACTGGTTCACATATATCAACTAATATGACATATGAAGAAGGACAAGGATATGTTGTTCTTCCAGAATCAGTATTATCAGTATTAAGAATATTTCCATTTGTAGATAAGTCTGGACTTAATATGTTTGACTTAAGATATCAATTAAGACTAAACGACCTTTACGATATCTCTTCTACATCTATCATACAATATGAAATGGTACAAAACCATATTCAATTATTGGACGAAATTCTAATCGGACAAGTTCCAATTAGATTTAATAAAGCACAAAACAGATTATACTTAGATATGGATTGGACAGCTGCAGTTACAGCTGGTGAATATATTTTGATAGATTGTTATAGAAAAATAGACCCAACACAATTTACAGACATATACAACGATGTTTGGTTAAAAAAATATGTCACTGCATTAATTAAAAAACAATGGGGTCAGAACTTATCTAAGTTCGAAGGAATTCAATTGCCTGGCGGAGTTACTCTACAGGGTAGACAAATCCTAGAAGATGCAAACACAGAAATTGAAAAGCTAGAAGAACAAAGTAATTTATTACAAACCGAATCTGCTCTAATGATGGGTTAATATTATGCCTACAAATGTATATTTTAATCATGCAGTTCAATCAGAACAAAATTTGCATGAAGACTTGGTAGTAGAATCTCTTAGATTCTATGGACATGAGTGTTATTACTTACCACGAACAATCGTGGATGAGGATGAACTCTTTGGTGAAGATACAGCATCTAAGTATGGTGATGCATATCAAGTAGAAATGTACATAGAAAATACCGAAGGATTTGATGGTGAGGGAGACCTACTATCTAAATTTGGTGTAGAGGTAAGAGACCAAGCAACTTTTGTTCTATCAAGAAGAACATGGGATAGATTTGTATCATTAGATTCTAACCTTGCAGTAACAACAAGACCCAACGAAGGTGATTTAATTTACTTTCCTCTGGGAAACCAAGTATTTGAAATAAGATTTGTAGAACATGAGAACCCATTCTACCAGTTGGGTAAACTTAATGTATTCAAACTACAATGTGAAACCTTCGAATACTCACATGAAGAGATTGATGTCGGTATTGCAGAACTAGATAATATCGAAGACCAATTCTCATATCAAGTATCAATGACACTTGGTGCTGGTTCTGGAGACTTTGTAGTAGGTGAAACTGTAACACAAACAGTTGCAACTGGTAAAACTGTATCTGGTAATGTAGTAGATTACTCATCTCAAGGTGCAACTTCTAAAACACTTAAAGTTAATAATATTACATTTAGTGATACAGATGTACCAACTGGTAGTACTATGTTTGTATTATCTGCACAAGCAGGTGCTGGTAATATTGTAGGTGCAACTTCTAATGCTACCAGAGCAATTACAACTGCACCAGACCAATATGCAATGCCTAATGACCCACTTGCAGATAATAAAGACTTTGAAACAGCAGGTTCTAATATCATAGACTTTAGTGAAAGCAACCCATTTGGAAACCTATAAATATAATTATGGCAATATGGTATTTGAATATGTTACAAGAAGATGAAAAAAGAATGAAAGATTTTGACCAAAAGTATCACGATTATTGGCAAAGTAATCGAAGAGCAGAAGTATATAAAAGTGTTCAAGGACATTGGGGTGTTCGATTCTTCGAAGACAAGATGTGGGTAACAGATGAAATATATAAAGGACATAGTGAAGTATATGCAGAATCAGCTGCAGAGAATTATGTATTAGGAATCAAAAATGTTAGGTAAAGCACATTTCTATCATGAAGCAATCAAAAGAGCAGTATCAGTATTTGGTACTATGTTCAATGAGATTGATATTCAAAGAGATGTTGATGGGTCAGCAACTCAGAATGTAAGAGTTCCTTTATCTTATGGCCCTAAACAAAAGTTTATTGCAAGATTAGATTCTGCCGCAGACCTTATGGACAATACAAAGTCAAGGGTTGCAATGACTTTACCAAGAATTGCATTTGATATTACAGGATTAACATACGATGCAGAAAGAAAACTTGGTAAATTAAAACAGTACAAACTGCATGAT